GCGCTCGGCAGCGGTGAAGGCAAGGCAGAAAAAGTAGACCAGTCTCTTTCTTCGACCGGTCCCAGTGTCCTCGTCGCATCGGGCGTCGGATGACGAGGAGTAGATTGCGATGAAGAACAAAAACGACATTCTCAACGAACTCAGGAACAACAAGATAATGCAACACGTCCTCTCTCTCGCGAAGGACGAGGACGAACGCCGGAGGATCAAGGCCCATGCCGAAGGTTTTGCTCTCAAACTCTACAAGCAGATGTACGAGCCCGTCGCCAAGGCGAAGGAAAAGGATCCCGAAGTCGTCATGAAGTCGTTACAAGAAATCAAGCAGACGCTAATTAATAGTGGCAGTATCGGTAAAACCGACGACGGCGGAAAGTGATTATCAATGGCTGAGTCCGATTCAACTAATCCTGGGCAAGGATTAGACACTGGAACAGGCGGCTTCCAGACCTCTGGCGTGGACGGTCCTACGAAGGGTAAGAGTCTCACGTTAGACGTCGGAGCTGCCGAGGGAGCTAGTCTTCAGCCTTGGAGTCCTGGCCAGGTGAGCGTCGACAAGTCTGTCAAAGACATCACGAACGTCACCAAGAACACGCTTGCAGCCTATCTCAGCAAGACCACCCTCGGACTCACACCTTCTGCCGGCGGCACTCGACCTAACGTCTATCCCGTAGTCCACGGCGACATCGAACCTACTCAGCCTCTGCCCCTCAGGGATTCCCTCGGCTATACTCAACCCCTGACCAATTCGAACGCCAACCTGACTCAGCCGCATTTCGCTGACGTAACCGCGGGTGACGGCCGTTCTTCCAAGGCTGTCGGCCTCGATGTCCACCGTGGCCTCGAGAAACCAGTCACTTCCACGTCGCAAGACGGAAACAAGCTGCTTCCCGATGCCGTGGATCCTCCCGTGGCCGCCCAAAACCCACCTCCCCCGGGCGAGGTCAACGTAGGGTCACTAAGGGACGGCCCAGTCAAGTCATACACGGAGGCAGTCGTCGGCACGACTCTCGGAGACGACTTGTTCGACGGTCCTTCAAACCTCAGGGTCCCCTCTACACCCGTCCCCGACGACCTCGCGGGTAAGGCGTACCACCTCAGTCAGGCGACACGAGGAGAACTTCCCACGTCTCCCACGACGGTCGACAACGCGTATCCGATCGATAATCCTCTTGGGCAGCAACCCACAACGGCGACGTTGACGACGGACGGCTATCCGTCGCCTCTCTCCGTCTTCTCTCCGCCACAACAGAAATTCTCCGAAATATCGACCGGACGTTCCAATGACTCCAAAGACCTGAATATTCTGCGTGGCAGAGAGAAGCCGCAGCCCACAGGCGACCCGAAGTCCGACAAGACGCAGGGCGGCAACGAGCTTCTCCGTGACGCAGCGCCTCGAGGTCCGGGACAGGATCCGCCTCCCAAGGGCACCGTAAACACGGTGGGCCTCTCGACGAAGAGTCCCGTCAAGTACTACACCGAAGACCTCGTCAAGAAGAACAAGAACACCAGCGAGAGCACGTACGTCCTTCCGCAAAACTCTCTCGTCCTCCGTCCCGCCGAACAGCTCGAGACCACGCCGTACAACGGCGTGACCCCGCAGGACGTGCCCGACAAGAGGAAGACCACACTGAAGGACTACCTCGGCACGATGACGCAATCAGGCATCACGTCTCCGAATCTGAAAGGCAACCCATATCCCGTCGATACGGCGTCCGTGCAACCTGAGACGTTGCAGAAGGACGGATACGCACAGAATCCACACGCATCTCCCAACTCGAAGAAGTTCATCGGCGACGGCACGCTGTCCTCCAAGTCATCGGCGGCAACCAGGCTGTCCAACTACGGTCTCAGTCGGGCAGGGGACCCAAAGCCTTTCAACGGTCATGAGCTTCTCAAGACTGCCACGCCCGAGCTGAAGGACTCAGCGACCATCATCAATCCCTCCGCGATAAACGGCGCTCTTCCTGAAATAAAGACGCAGTCCAAGGTCAACGACGTCATACAGGGCTACTACGGCTCCGACGTGAGCAACTCCGTCATATACAACAGGTTCAATCCAGACGGACAGTTTGCCCGCAGCGCCGACGGCAGCAGCGGAGACGGTTTCCGTTCGTACGAGGGTGTCAAGGAGAACCAGCTTAATGGTCTGAAATTCGCTCGAAAGTACAAGAAGGGCGCTTCTGTGCCTGACGACGGCCTCGAGAGAGATATAACTTACGGTCGACTTGCGCAGGTGGGACATGCGTTGTCCATCAGAGCTTCATCAGAACTCAGCGCTTTCGATGATAAAAATAATCCTACAGGTGGTTCTGCACAAGCAGCTGCCCTGCTACCAGGTTGGACGCAAATAGGAACGTCTAGAATAGAACAGTTTCAGCTCACTGCCGAGGACGTGCTTTCGACTTTGCCTGACGAAGGAATCGGTGAAGACGTCCTCATCGACCCCATGGCTTTGTCGTGGGGTTCGCTCAATAACGTGCAAGACCAGTATGCAGGCATCTCTGCCTTCGGCATGCAGCTTTTGGCCATCGCATTGCTGATTGGACTCGCGGTCGTGATCACTCTCATGTCGCTTCTCTTTCTGATACCTTCTTCTTTCACGAAAGAGCAAGCAAAAGATGGACTAGGTAGAGCGCCCTACGGTCGATTCAGGATTGATGCCGGCGAAGCTGACTACTCTTCTGTCACAGGAATCATTTCAGCAATTTTCTCAGGTCAGTTTAGTTTCTGGCGCATGCTCGGAGTTCCTGCGACCTTCAACAAACCAGATGACGTTCTGCCGCTCGGCGCTCTCGGATTTTTCGGTGTCAGCATTCCCAATGATGAATTTGGTTTTGGAGGCGTCGTCGCGGCCGCGGGACAGGCCATCCTAGATGTCTCACAGAATCCAGGATATTATTCCATCATGTCACGTGCTTTCACGCGGTCTTTCGTGTTGATCGGAGACGCTTTCGCTGGCATCGGCAAGGCGTTTGGGCAGGGCATCGTCGCAGGTCTCACAGCGCTCTTTAGCATCATAGAAGTCTTGAGGAACTCCAAGTTCATGAAGAGCATCAGCATCTTCGTGCAACTTGGCGACAGGATCAAATTCAACTCTGGAGAAAAAACTGGATTCGACAAGGCCGCCAAGGGAGGAGCGACGCAAAGATTCCTTTCAGACATCGACAATCAACCGAACGGTGAAGCCGTGAGAAGAAGCCGTCTCAAGACGACCGTCAACGGTGCAGATGACGTGAAAATGCCAATAGACTCAAGGACTCTCGCGTGGTCCTCATACAGATCACCAGACCTACTGATAATGCCAAATTCTATCAAGCTCGCTATAGCAGGAAGTTCTCTTGACAATTCTTTGTCTGTACCTCCCATGCGACCCGATATCTTCGCGAATCCTGTGGGCAAAATAGACATTGGCGGCATTAAACACGGTGGCGCATATGTTTCTGCGAACGTCAGGATTCCTACAGACGTCAGAGAGAAGCTCGAAGATGCTCTCGAAGCAGAATACATGCCGTTCTATCTTCACGATGTCCGCACAAATGAAATAGTAAGCTTTCACGCCTTTCTAGCTTCGCTTTCAGACGACTATTCCGCGCAGTACGACTCTTTCGACGCTTTTGGTAGAGTTGAACAGGTAAAGATTTACAAAGGCACTCAAAGAAAGGTAGGCTTGTCTTTTTATATCGTCGCGACGAACCCTAGCGATTTCAACTCCATGTGGTTGAAAATCAACAAGCTCACGACCATGGTGTACCCGCAATTCACCGAAGGTAGAGCGATGACCTCACCCGACGGGAATTACAAATTGGAGGCGCCATTTAGTCAGACCATACAGGCTGCACCGTTGGTCCGTCTCCGAGTCGGAGACGTCATCAGATCCAATTACTCAAAGTTTAATCTTGCGCGTCTGTTTGGTTATGGGACACCGGGGACAAAGTTTGGAGCAACTGAATTCGTGACGGCAAACGAAGATCAAGAGAAAAAATTAGCAGACGCCAAAGCAGCAGAAATTAAAGTGGGTGGCATCTTTTTGACCTCACAGCCTCTATCCGTTCCAAGTCCGGCAACAGGACTGCCGGGTACTCCTGTAGTGAACGAACCCGGCAGCAGATTGGATCTGTCGTTGCCACCCGGTCTCGTTATTAAGTTGACTAGCGTGTCAGACGCAGTCTGTACAGGAGTCGTAGAAGTCGCCAAGGGTGAGGACCTTCCTCCCAGCATAGACACTGCGGAATTGGAATCTGATTTTGGCGGTCCTGGCGGTCAATCTCTGTACATCATTGGTAAAGCATATGTGTTCAAAAAGTCAGACTTAATTCCCGCTCCGTCGACGGTAAAAAAGATAAAAGCAGCCTTCGGTGCAGGTTCTACCTACGTCGAAGAAGCAAGAGACTTCATGAACGACGATGCAAACTCCGATAAAGGCAACGCGATCTCCCGTGCGTTCAGATCCTCCGGCGGCAAAGGACTCGCAGGCTTCATTGAATCGCTTGCATTTGACTGGTATGATAGGACGACGTGGGAAATCGGTACAGGTATCGACTCTCCTAATCCACAACTCGGCCGGCGAGCTCCTAAGATGTGCAAGGTCACATTGTCCTTCTCACCGATCCACGACATCACGCCGGGCCTAGACGTACATGGATTCAACCGCGCACCCATCTATCCGGTGGGAGCCTTCGGAATAAATGATTTGCGTCCTCAGGGCAACAAGTGACGGAGATGAATCATGGCAATTAGCAGATACAACGGAGCTCCCAGAATCAACTTCGGCAACCAACAAGGAACTTCCAACTACGTGATGCTCCTGAGGAGATCGATCAAGGAAGGAAGCATCCCCATCATTGGAAGTGTGATCGCCACAGGAAGCGATAGACTAGACACGCTCGCCGGAAGCATCTATGGGGACGCCAAGTATTGGTGGGTCCTCGCCGCGGCGAGCGACATCGGCTGGGGACTCCAGGTGCCTCCCGGTACCGTGCTCAACGTGATCGACATACAGAGGATAGGAGAAATTCGAGCATGAGTGTGATGAGTCTGGACGAGATATACACGTTCCTCGCTCCGATCGGTGTCAGCGTATCGAATGCGTCCTCGAACGTCACACCCGAAAGATTGCCACAGCTGATCTCTAATACTGCTCTAGATCCCACAGGAAAGTTCGTGTCATTTGACACGATAAAGAAAAAGATCGAGACGTATCTAGAAGGTGCATCACCCGACGCTCTTAAACTGTACGAGACGTCCTACCAGATCATAGGAAAGACGGGACCTGTAAAATTCAGTGACGAAGGTCTCAAATACTGGACTGTGAAGCACAACGGCAGCGACGTACAGTTCAATAATTCACTTCAGCTTGTCACGGATCAGACCGAAGAGAAATTGGCAAAACCGGGCTTTCAGCTCTCAGTATTTTCTAGTCGTGATCCTTTCGTGAGTCCTGCCACGCGAGGCACCAAGGACATTTCCAAATTTCTCAATTACATGCCCGGCATCATATTCTCTCAGGTCACTCCTTACCTAGACCTGCAGTTCATACTAGAAGATCCTTCTGGTGGTAAAGCCTTGAGTAAACCGTCCACCATGAGGTTTTTACTTGGATCGGTAGACGTAGAAAGTCTAAAAAGTCCTGCTGATAAGGCATTGGCTCAAGGAAGCTCTATGCGTGCTTCGGAGCAAGCGAGGTCGGCCCAATTGACATCGTTGAGCGCATCATTCGGAGTTGCGGTCGATCCGAAATCCGTTCCGATTCCGACGCAAGGCGTCTCAGGCATGGAGATGTTTCTCGCGCCTCAGACGATGGTCGACTTGGAGCAGTTAAACTACGTAACCAACACGCGACCCGTGAAGCCGAAGCCTTTCGTTCCATTTGCTTCGATCGAGTCTTTTGACGTAAAAGTGCAGAACGCCGGTGCCGGTAAATTCGCGAGTAAGAGGGCAACGCTTAAATTTCGAATCCATGACAAAGCACGACTCTCTGAGTTTTCCGAGTTCGTGAGAGGCGGCAACGGTTATAGGCAAGCAACAATTTGGACCACCTACGGCTGGATAGCGCCCAGGTTTTCTGATTCTGACGGTGTCACAAACGAATATTTCAAATTTATCAACAGTCGTTTGATGACACGAGACGCTTGGCGAGTGATCAATTCTCAATTCAGTTTGGATCAGACGGGTCAGGTGACTTTCACGCTCGACATGATGACAGCTGCCGGCGTAGGAATCCAGAATGCGAAAATCACCACGGCAGGAGGTAGTGGTTTCGATTCCAACATGGCATCCATGAAGAAGGCACTAGAGACTGTCTCTGCCCTGAAAGAAAAATACCTACAAGAGTCGCCCTTCGCTTCCGACATGCAGATGACGCAGGTGATCAATGCTGTCTCTGAGACTGCAAACTTCTCGGAGCTGAAAGACGTCGATCTCAACAAGTCGTTAAATAAACTCATCGCCGCCGCGAAAGCAGGCGGCATGACAGATCAAGAAGCAAAGGACTTCTTCGACGCATCGAATAAGCTCAAAAACAAATACAACTACGACAACGTCAATTCGTGGGCTGCCAATGCAGCTGCGACGATGATGAAAAACTTCGGCAAAACAGCCGATCCTTTTCTTCCTGATGAAGGACGACAGGCTCTTTTCTTCAGCGAGCCATGGCTCGTCCCCGCGATCAACGCAGCATCCGGTCTCTCCCGGCAGTTTAGGGAAAATGACAAGCCGAAGGAGAAGGAACCAGTGATCTCGCTTGGCTCAGCTCCAGCCATTGTTTCCTTTGGCAAGCTCTTTATTGACCTAGTCGTGCCTGCAGTCATCGACGAGGGTGAATGTGACGAGCTTCAGATCTTTTTCTATTCACTCAATGACAACTGCGGTCCGATCAGCGGTCACAGTGTAGCAGAGTTTCCCGTCGAAATCGATACGCTTTCTTATGCGTATTTCGAGAGATTGAAGCTTCTCAACAGCTCTACCATGACCGTGCAAGAGTTTCTAAACCTAGTCATGAACTCCCAATTCAGCAACACACGCGCACCTGGGTACGGTATGACCACTTATTATGGACCGCTTGATAAGACAAAGCCTAGTGAAGTGACTCAGCCGGCCAAAGAGCTGGCAGAAGCGTCAGAAGCGGGTCTGATAAAATGGTTTCAGAGATACGGTAGCCTCAAGAATCCTTCGATTGAGATGTTCATTGAGTCTGGGCTTGAAGTCCCCGAAAACGGCCTTGAAGATGGCTCTTCGCCGGACGACATCATAAAAACACTCAAATCGGGTACTTACATGAAAGCGCAGACCGGCAACGGAGCAAAGATGATTAAGCGCATACACATCTACGACAAGGCGTGCAATCCTCACGCAGCAGCGCAGGCTGTCTTCGACGCCGGCAACGGAAATCCCCAGATAGGCAGGATCAGAAGCGAAGAGCTCAACAAGGCCATCAAGACGTACGTGCAGAAAGCAAGCGCTACCAATGCACAGTTCGTACAAGAACTTTCGAATGCCCTTAAGAATCGCGAAGGCAAGAGCTTCTCTGACGTCTTGTCCGAGACTGCGAAGAAGCTTGGCATCGCCGACATACCTCCTGATTTATCTTCTGAGCTGACCTATGTGGACAAGGCCGGGGTCACCGGTGCCCTCGTCCCGAGAGACAACGCAAACTACCGACGTCAGCTCAAGCACGAGCTCTCAAAGCACGTGCCCACCATCATACCGGGCACGAACGGCTCTCTCGTGCAGAACATCACGATGGCATCTAAAACAGATGGTGCTCTTGCTGCCATGCAGATAGCTCAAGCATACAAGAACGAGAAGAACGGCTTTCAGCCTGTCCTCGTCGCGAATGGTGCTGCAGATCCTTCAGGCCTGCCGTTAAAAACCATACCAGTGCAGATGACGATGACGACTGCAGGAGTGCCGACTGCGCTGCTCTACCAAACCTACTTCGTCGACATGGACACGGGCACCACGATGGACAACATCTACACGTGTACAGGACTTCAACACAACATCGCAAAAGGGAAGTTCACGACGCAGTGGACTTTTACGTACAGCAACGGTTACGGTAAATACGAGGCGCCTCCCTCAGTCGCAATCGTCGCATTGAAGCAAGGAGAAGCCATCGTTGCTGAGGCGCTCGAAGCAGCCAAGCCCAAGGAGGAAGGAAAGCCGGCCGGCGCCACCGGCGCAACTCCTGAAACTAAACCGGCTGGCAATAGGAAGACTTAGACAAATTCACGTCAGTGTAAAGTCGGCCTCTCGTGTGTAACAATACACGAGTGCGTCGCTTCACTATCGATTCCTCCGTCCTCGGCACTTCTCGACACATCGTCGGTGACGCTGGGGGCTTCACGTGGTCCGATGCTGTCCCTCGCGATTCCTGGCATCTCACGGGCGCATTGAAGAACGCCCCGAGCTCTCGCTGTCTCGACACCCTGTTTCGTCTCGAAGGCCACGTCACGTCCTCAGTGCCGCAGAAGTACCTCACGGCGATGTCGCATCTCACCACGGGGTCGATGCCCGTCCCGTGGCAGCACGCGCTGCCGCAGGAGGCCTTCAGAATATTCTTCAGAAACGTGGTGCAGGAAACACAGGACGTTTTCTCTCGATTACCCTTCGACTACTACGAGACCGCTTGGATGCCCGGCAGCAGGGTGCTGTCGTCACTCCGACCCGTCCGCGTGGACCCCGAAGCGATGCAGAGGTGTCTCGACGAGGCGGGAAGCAACGTGGCCACGCTCGAGGGATTCCGACCGAAGCGGAGTGGCTTCGCGCATCCCGTGACCTACGACCGCTTCGCCACGAGGACAGGTCGCCTCACCGTGATCGAGGGGCCCAACATCCTCGTCCTCAAGAAGACATGTCGCGGGATGTTGCGGTCGGCGTTCGAAGGTGGCGCCGTGTGCTCCCTGGACTTCCGAGCGCTGGAGGCTCGAGTCGTGCTGGCGGAGGCGGGACGACACTCGGACGCAGGTGACATGTACGACGACGTGGCGCGGACGTTGTTCGGCGGATCCGTGTCCCGGGACGTCGTGAAGGTGGCCGTCCTCGCGGAGCTGTACGGCATCTCTCGGTCGTCGCTCCGTGCACGCCTCGGCGTGGGGGAGAAGGAGGTGGACGGCTTCATCACCGCGGTGAGGACCCACTTCAAGACCGACAAGCTGCGTCAGCGTCTCAAGGAGGAGCTGACGTCGACGGGCAAGATACGGAACCGCTTCGGGCGTCCCCTCGATGTCCCTGCAGGTCAGGACAACCTCCTCGTCAACACCTATGCCCAGTCGACCGGCGTGGACGTGGCGATGATCGGCTTCGATGCCGTGTTGCGGCGCCTCGGCGACGACGGCGTTCGACCTCTCTTCGTCCTCCACGACGCGATCATCCTCGACGTCCGGGAGGACAGGATGCGAGACGTGGAGGCTGTCGCCTCGGTCGCCGTTCCCTCGTACGACCATGAGTTCCCGCTGAAGCTCGAGACCATGTGATTTAGCAACTTTACGGGGAGACGCCTACTTAGGAAAGTCCAAAGAGGTTTTCATCATGAAGCTTACCATATCTCAGCTAAGAAGGATCATCAAGGAAGAAGTCGAAGCCGTGACGGGCATGAACAAGGTCGTCGCAGCCTGGCACATGGACGGCAACGGCATGGAGGATCCCTACTACGTATGGAAGTACGCCGACGGCTCAGGCAACGCTGCGGCTGACCTGGGCGGGAAGTTGGGCGGCTTCTTCTTCTCCTCCGGCACACCTTTCGAGGACGATCCATCCCAGATGCTCCATCCGATCCCACTCAAGGGATACGGCAGTCGCCAGCAAAGGTTTGACACGATCGAGCCCGTCCCCGTCCCCGTCAGCAAGATGGAAGCTCTCATAGCTGCGACGCCCAATAAGAGTGCTGCACGCCCTCCTGTGCAGGGCGAGTGGCTGTAAGCATCTTCAATCAAGCTTTGACTCATTAAACATTGAAGCCACGGCGTTGTACTGTGGCTTCATGAGTTTAAGTCCCGAAGACATCGCATCCAACTTTGACAAGTACCGCTCCTTCATGGAGAAACTCGGAGACAGATCCGAGGCAGCGCTCGCCCTGGTTGATCACCTCGGGGAGCGTCTTGCTTTGTGCCCCGCTTCTTCTCGCAAAGATTTCCATGCAGCATTTCCAGGTGGCCTCGTCGACCATTCACTGAGAGTCCTGTCCAACGCGTTGAAGCTGTGCAAGGCATTCGGTTGGGACATTCCGAAGGAATCGCTCATCACTGGATGTCTCCTGCATGACATCGGAAAGTGCGGAGACGAGGATCAAGACTATTACCTGCCGCAGACGGACAGCTGGCGTGTCGACAAGCTCGGTGAGTTCTATACACACAACAAGGAGATGCAGTACATGACCGTACCTGATCGCGGCGTGTGGTTGTGTCAACACTTCGGTCTCAAGCTCACCAAGGAGGAATTCCTGGCGATCAAGTTAAATGATGGGCAATATGCCGAGGAGAACTCGCCGTACAAGATGAAGGAGCCCACTCTCGCAGTTGCAGTCCACATGGCGGATCTAGCAGCCACGCGAGAGGAGAAAGAGAAGCACTGAGATGAGGAGCCTCGTCCTCCCATACCTCTCGCTGTTCCTCACAGGAGTTGTGGGTGCCTATGTGACGAAGAAGGTGCAGGGAGGCACCTTCCCAGTCTGGGCCACCGTGGGACCTTCGCTTGTTAGCGGTCTGCTCTGGGGCGCCATTGCCAAGCGATCGCTGAACTTGAGCCTCATGTCCGTCCTCGTCGACGTCGTGTACACGGCTGCGTTTGTGATAGGTTTTGTCATCCTAGGAGACAGGTTGACACCGCTTCAGATCGCCGGTTTCGTCGTCGCGCTATTAGGCGTCGCGATGATGGCAGCCTGATCCAAATCCACACCTTCTTGATATTTATCGACATGAGAGCTTTACTGAAGCGGTTCATCATGGAGGCGCTTGCAGAGATGCAGGACGCCCGCGTGCCGAACCAACTTGTCTCCAAAAAATCAGGCAAGAAAAAAGCGGAAGAGGAAACGGAAGAAATGGAAGAGATGAGCAGCGTTGCCGGCGGCAACGTCATGGGTTTTTCAGGACCTTTGGGACTCGATTCTGAGGATCTCAAGGGTCCAGGTGCAGGTCCGAAGCGGAAGAAGTCCCGCAAGGACACCGCACGCTGGAAGTAAATCCTTGACGATGTTAGTCGTTTGACACGACGTGTACAGTCTCACCAAAGCATGATAAGTTGAAGACTCAAAGGAAGCCGAAACGACCGACACGGTGTCGTTGCAGTCTCGTCTTCGTTGAGCGTGAAGGAAGAGGAATAGGAAATCATGGCAATCGATCTCGAAGCAATCAAGAAGCGCGTGGCGGAACTCAGCGACGTGAAGAAGACCTCGTCGGTCCAGATGTGGAAGCCAGGACTCGGGGAACACAAGGTCCGATGTCTCCCGTGGAAGAACGCTCCTGACGGACAGCCTTTCATGGAGCGATGGTTCTACTACATCGGTGAGAACAGTGGCATCTTGGCCCCGAATCAGTTCGGCAAGCCGGATCCCATTAATGACCTCATCCGCAAGTTGTACAGCAGCGGTAAGCCCGACGACCGTGTCCTCGCGAAGAAGTTGTCGGCGAAGATGCGTTGTTATGCTCCCGTCATCGTCCGCGGCGAGGAGGACAAAGGTGTACAGGTCTGGTCGTTTGGCAAGCAGGTCTATCAGCGCATGCTTGGCTTCTTTCTCGACGAGGAAGTGGGTGACATTCTGTCGCCGTCTGAGGGCTTCGACCTCAAGGTCACCATCACGAAGGCTCAGGGCAAGCAATACAACGACACGATGGTGGACCCAGCTCGCCGACCCTCGAAGCTTCACGAGGACTCCTCGACAGCTCAGCGATGGCTCGAGGCTATCCCCAACATCGACGACATGTACCGCCTCAAGACGACGACGGAGATTGAGACGGTCCTCAACAACTGGCTCAACGGAGGCACATCGAGCGAACCCGATCACAGCGGCGGTGCCTCTCGAGGACCTGCTCCTGTGGACGAGCTGGACAACCTCGTAGCCGAGGTGAAGCCCGCCGCCGAGAAGCCGGAGAAGAAGGCAGCTCCTCCGAAGAAGACAGAGACGAAGAAACAGTCGCTCGACGACGCATTCGCTGAGCTGATGGACGAGTGATGTCCTTCGTGACGTGGGCGGTCGAGAGGCCGCCCCGTCGCTCTTTTGCATCTCCAACACACCAAGAGGAAGCATGGCGAAGAAAGAAAAGACTACAGAAGACTCAACTTCAGAATCTAAACTAGCGAGGAAGTCCGACGTCGACGACATGATGAAGGACCTGATCTCCTCGATCAACAAGGAATTCGGGACACGTGTTGCTTACAACCTCTCTGAGATGGACGCTCCCACAATCGTGAAGCGTTGGATCGACACAGGCTCCATCCAGCTCAACTATGCGATCCGCAATTCTTTCGGCGGAGGTTATCCAGAGGGTCGCATCATCGAGATCAGCGGACCACCGTCTAGCGGTAAATCGCACCTTGCGTATCACGCTGCAGCTGTCGCCCAAAAGCTCGGAGGCCTCGTCGTCTACGTAGACACGGAGAATGCGACGCCCGTTCAGAAGCTTGCTGACATGGGAATCGACATCAGAAAGCGTTTCGTGTATTGCGACTCCCACATGACGGAGGAGGTATTCTCCATCATCGAATCCACCATCACGAAGGCGAAGGCCATCGTGGAGAAGAACGTCCCGATCGTCGTGATCTGGGACTCCGTCGCCGCGACATCTCCCAAGATTGAACTCGATGGCGAGTACGAGGACAACACGATCGGCCTGCAGGCCCGCGTCATTTCTAAGGGCATGCGTAAGATCACTGGGGTCATCGGTCAGAATAACGTGACGCTGCTGTGTCTCAACCAGATTCGAGACAAGATCGGAGTCATGTACGGTGATCCGACGACGACTCCCGGCGGAAAGGCGATCCCGTTCCACGCCTCAGTGAGGATCTCACTCACGAGCGGTAATCCTGTCAAAGACAAGGCGGGCAACGTCATCGGAATCCACGTGATCTGCACGATCAAGAAGAATAAGGTGGCGCCACCCTTCAAGAAGTGCGAGTTCGACATCATCTTCGGCAAGGGAATCGTTGAGGACGACTACATCTTCGACGAGATTCGCTCCTACTGCAAGGAGAACAAGGGTGTCGTGAAGGACGGCATCCGGGTCAATATCAGTGGCGAAGGTGCCTGGAAGGAGCTCGTCGTCAACGATGAGAAGACAGGAGAAGTCCTAGTGGAGAAGAAGTTCTACAAGTCCGACTTCGGCGAGATGATGAGGGACGACAAGTATCGGCAACACATCATGACTGCCATCGATGCAGCCTATACCATCAATCCTGGGACTATCGAACAGATCATCGAAGAGGAGATCACATCAGATGAGTGAGCTATCAGATCTTTGTGTCAAATACACCATAGAAGATGAAACTTTAGTTCCCTTTTATGCGACCGAAGGAGCATCAGGTTGTGATCTAAGATCTTCTGTGGACATGTCAGTCCAGGCAGGCCAGAGGGAGTTGATTCCAACAGGTCTGAAGATTGAGATACCCACAGGGTTTGAAGGACAAGTTAGACCTAGAAGTGGTCTTGCTGCGAAACACGGCATTACGGTCCTCAACAGCCCGGGAACCATCGACTCCGACTATCGAGGAGAAATAAAGGTCATTCTTTTGAACACAAGTGATCAGGATTTTATCATCAATAAGGGTGACAGGATTGCACAACTTGTATTTTCACAAGTTTTTCGTGCAATATTTGAGAGGGCTAATGAGCTTTTGAAGACCGATCGAGGCGCTGGTGGCTTCGGTTCTACGGGAGGCGTGTGATGGATTTTCAGCTTCTACTCGCTCATTTGATGAGGAACATCAGTCGATGATCGAGGTCTTGTCAGGCATCGTCCTCGGCTTGGTTCTTGGATACATAGCTGGGAGACTCGATCGACTTGTCATGTCAGTTGATGGTGGCGTCTCAGACGGCGGTTCACCTTTGTTGAGGTCTTTTTCTCGAGTAGAAGCGTCACGCAAGAAAGTTTCAATAGATGACACGAAATATGTCACTGACGTGTCGACTGATGACTTAGAAGCGCTCGGCGATTTCAAATTAGGTACTGTAACTCAGTCAAATGATGACATTTCAGCAGCTGCTAACAAGCTTGCCCAATTAAAAAGTCGAAAGGATAAATGACACATGGCTAAAGGTTTAGACGTAGGTACATCTTTCATCGTCCTGTCCAAGGAAGGCAGTCAAGGCACAGTAGAATACAAGGACTTCAGGGATGCGTTCTACGTGATCAAACCCTCGACGCCTATCGCGTCGAAGATGATCGAGAAGGGCCTAGCTGGCAAGACCTTCGTCAAGGACGCGGATGGTACATTCATCATCCTTGGAAAGGATGCTATCGAGAAGGCTGTGGAGAGGAATGACTCTGCGAAGCGTCCAATGTATAGAGGCGTCGTCTCATCGAAGGAGAAGGACGCGAGGCGTGTTCTTGCCTACATCCTCAAAGAGGTCGTGGGTAAATCTGCGAAGAAGGGAGAGAAGCTGGTCTTCTGTGTCCCTGCCCAACCCGTGGATCAAGAGGACGATGATTTCGACGTCGGTTACCATGAGGACGTCGTGAAGAAAGTCCTTGACGAATGCGGTTATGATGCCAAGGCAATCAACGAGGCCGAAGCTCTCTGCTACTCTGAGCTGGAGGGCGACGACTACACTGGTGTCTGTCTGTCGTGGGGAGCAGGAATGGTCAACGTCTGCGTCATGCTCAATGGTGAGCCTGTGGTCAAGTTTTCCACCACAAAGAGCGGTGACTGGGTGGATCGCATGTCGGCAGTCGCCACAGGCGAGACGGACTCAATTGTCCAGGCCGAGAAGGAGGCAGGAGACTTCACTATCGGCAAACCGAACGATAATCAAGTGTTAGCTGCCGTCGCGACGTATTACGACAGGCTCATCGACTATACCACGAAGCAGCTCGCCGCGGCGATGGATGGACACAAGGCTCTTCCCAAGTTCAAGGATCCGCTGCCTGTCGTCGTGGCCGGTGGGACGACAAAGGCAAAAGGATTCGTGTCGCACTTCGAAAAGAAGCTGAAGGACAACGGTTTCCCGCTGCCTGTGAAAGAAGTCCGCCATGCTGCGGATCCCCTCCATGCAGTCGCAAGAGGCTGTCTAATCGCTTCTCAGATCTTGTAGAATTTACAGATCCTCCCCATCTATTTGGGGAGGATCATTTTCTGCTCTTATCGAGCTGTAGGAGCATCAGCCGTCGAAGCAAAATTTTTTACTGAATTTGGCTGTCTATTTTTAGAATAATGTTTAGCTTCGACGTCTTCAGTAAATCCATAATCAAGTATTACGACTCTGCCGTTGGGTGTCTTTCCCCAATGGTCCAAGACTGTTAAGTCTCCAAGCTTGAGTTTGCTCTTTCCTTTTTCTGCCATGTTATATGCTTTTTGAGTGAATTCATGTGCACGCTTGTTTAGAGTCATTCCTTTTTCTCGTGCAAATTTTGACACTGAAGATGCCAAGTCTTGGACGAACTCTTCCCAAGAAACGCCAGTTAGTTTCATAAATTCTGAGGGATCAGTCAGCGGCTTGACGAGATCAGAAGTTATCCATCTCCCCTGGTCATCAAAATCGTATATCTTTGCGGCAGTGTCAGCAGTCGCTGGGTCTGTATATACTTCGATTTCTGCTTTATTTTGGGAGATTCCCTTTTCATTTCTCGCTATTTTTAGGACCTTTTTTGATGACAAGACGAATGCAATTCTTGAGCTTCCTTGCCCTAGAGGTTCTAAATAGTTCATTGCATAAGCTTGCATGACCGACTCGTTCGGCAAGCTTTTGAGTTTTTCGATCTCAAATTTAGGCCCACCAAAACGTGTCTTTATCTTTCTCTTTGAACGAATTTTTTCGACCATTAGACACAAGTACTCATGCAACAGACTTCTGTTCATGCAGCTAAATATGCTAAGAGCATGTCGTTATACAGTGTCCTCTTTGTACCTCTCATTCGACATGATGAGAATCTACACAACGTCGAATGAGAGGTTGTTTAATCGCTTCTCAGATATTTTGAGAAGCAAGAGAAGATACATCAAATTCTGGGATCTCATGCTCCCACAACACAATTACTCTGTATCCTAAATCTCGTGCTACCTTAGATTTTATTTCATCTCGATCCCATACTTCTTGTGCAGTGATCTCCCTATATTTGTCATAGTGAGACGACTCATAAAGTCTGGGATTGAGATGCCAATAATTTCCATTCACTTCTATTAGAAGCATCATTGATGGAATGAAGATGTCAAATACGAAAGTCTTGTTGTCACATAACACATGATATGAGTGTGTGGCATCTGGATAGGCTGCTAAGACTTTCTCATATGCTTGTTTCTCAATTTTGCTTCTCATGACTGAATCGTCGCCATAACGAAATTTCCCGTCAATCCACATTTTTTTTGTAGATTGACTAATTCTATCCTTAGCTTCTTCCGTGAGAACGACTCCTTTTCGATTATTGCATCCACCACTCTCATAGAAATTTCTCTTAGATTCTCTCATCTTGTTCTTTGTTTCTTCTGAGACTGCGATGCCCTGTCGTGATAGACTCATTTTGAGTTTGGTTTCATCAGACCTCTTCTTGCCGCGGTTACTATTCGCAATTTTTTCATATTGAGATGCTATCTCTTCACGAGACATCTTCGATCTGACTTCTTTCCACGTTCTCTTTATCTGCTCGCGTCTTTCTGGCGAAACTTCTCTGCCGATTTGAGACTGTCTAATCTTTTCATTCCATTCGGGAGTGTGAGGGAATGGCCTTCCCCGCCGCGTATCACCAGATTGCCTTGCGATAGACTTTCTGACTGCCTGAATACATAGCCCGTATTCTTCTCCCAGCGCATTTCTAAGAATTTCGGTGATCTTGTTTCTTCCGATTTTAAACCTGACACGTATGTGCTCGATGCTAATTCCCTCTCTAAAGAGAGAACACATTTCGTCAATGTCTTTTTCGTCTATTTCGATTCGTTTGCCCATATCGAATACATATGTGGACAAGCTGTGAAAGATCTTATCAATGGATCGCCCTGTATTTATAATTGATGGATACAACCTCTTCTTGCGAAGCTTTAGCGCATATCCAACAATGTCCTCTCACGGGTATCAGATGGGAGGTTGTGTAGGCTTTCTGAAGTCACTTCAGAAGCTGTGTCGTGAATACCAGCCGTCTCGTGTCTATGTTACATGGGAAGGCGGTGGATCACAGAGACGCAGAAAGTTGTACCCAGAGTACAAAATGCAGAGAAAGCCGGGTAAACTGAATCGCTTCTATGAGGACGACATACCTGATACTGAGGACAACAAGAAGCATCAGCTCATCACCCTGCTCAACATCCTCAAGAACGTTCCTGTGTGTCAGGTCTACGTCTCTGATTGCGAAGGCGACGACATCGTTGCTTACCTCTGCAGGGGCCCACTCAGGTCCTTTGAGAAGGTGATCGTGTCGGCCGACAAGGACATGTATCAACTCCTCGACGATCGGACGAAGATCTACTCCCTCTACAGGAAGAAGTTCATCACTCCGGAGGATTTGTTCGAGGAATACAGGATCAAGTCACACAACTTCGCCGTCGCCAAGTGCCTCTGTGGCGACGACGGCGACAACGTCCCGGGGGTTAAGGGGCTCGGTTACAAGACCGTCTCAAAGAAGTTTCCCATGCTGGGATCAGACGACACGATCCTGCTGCAGGAAGTGATCGACTATTCTTCGTCGCATCGGACCGAGTCTGCGATATACAAGCGGGTCTCTGAGGAGGCCGAAGCGGTCCGAAGAAACTGGTATCTCGTCCACCTCGACGGAAGCATGTTGTCAGCAGACCAGACAAAGAAGGTTGATTACACAGTCGATACATTTGTCCCTACCGTCAGTAAGATGTCTTTCATCAGACTGTTAGTGAAAGAAGGAATAAACGACTTCGATCTCGAGGGTTTCTTCTATGACCTGTCGTGCATCGAGGGCCTGAGGCATGCCTCGGAGAGACAATAATGCTAGAAAATGATCACGGTAAAAATGTAGTTTCGTTCGGTCAATTTGGAAAAACCTTTCAGGAAAAGCTTTGTCAAGCACTCCTTGTCGACTCAAAGTTTGCCGAACAGATGATGGAAGTCGTCGACATCTCTTATTTCGAAGTCAACTATCTGAAATTCTTAGCTGACCGGTATTTCGCCTACTCGCGAAAATACAAGGTCTTTCCCACGTTGCAACTTCTTGTCACGATCATTCGTGACGACTTGAAGAGTGGCACCGACATCATCCTACGCGACCAAATCATAGAATATCTTCAACGAATGAAGTCGAACCCGGACCCAGGTGACCTTCAATTTGTCAAGGATAAGTCGCTGGAGTTTTGTCGCAAACAGGCTCTCAAGAAGGCGCTTGAGTCTGCAGTCGATCAGATGCAGGCAAACAAGTACGAGTCCATTGTCGAGACGATTAAGAAGGCAGTACAGGTCGGCACTGCACCGTCTGTGGGACACGACTTCTTCAACGAGATGGATGCCAGATTTACTCGTTTGAAGCGTGATACCATCCCCACAAGGATCCCAGAGCTGGACAAGAAGGAGATCCTCAACGGCGGCAGTGGCAAAGGTGAGTTGCTATGCGTCGTCGGCGCAAGCGGTTCGGGTAAATCACATTGGCTCACGATGATTGGCGCCAATGCCCTTCGAGAAGGCAAGAACGTATTACACTACACGTTCGAGCTGTCAGAGACTGCCGTTGGCATCCGATACGACTCTAACCTTTGCGACATGGATTCCAACGAGGTGATGGACCGCAAGGACGAGGTCAAGAAGTTCTACGAGGACAACCGACTAGGTCGGCTATTCATTAAAGAATATCCGACAAATACTGCATCCATCTACACGATCAAGTCGCACATCGAGCGTCTAGACCTAAAAGGATTCAAGCCAGACATCATTGTGATCGACTATGCAGACATTATGCGATCGACGAGACAGTTCGACTCCCTCAGACACGAACTCAAGCTGGTCTATGAGGAACTTAGAGGTCTTGCAATGGAGCTCGGAGTCCCGATCTGGACAGCGTCCCAGTCCAACAAAGAGGGTGCAAATGCTGAAGTAATCGATATGACCAACATGTCAGAAGCTTACGGCAAGGCAATGATTTGTGACCTGATCGTCTCAGTATCCAGGCGTCCTCACGAGAAGGCAAGCGGTTGGGGTCGTCTCTATGTCGCCAAGAATCGAGCCGGCCGCGATGGCATCGTGTTCCCGCTGAAGATGAACACTGCGAGAAGCAAGTTCGAGATAACGGGGGAGTCTGAGTCTCCTGACAGCGTCGGAGCCAGCGACGAGGAAGCACAGAAGAAAGCGCTGAAGGCCAAGTGGAAAGAGCTGAAGAACGAATTCTCAGCAGTCAAAATTGCTTCAAGCGAAGTTGTCGAAGCTTGAGCACATGTTGTATAGTTACTAGTCCCATTTGAATCGGAGAGATTTTTGATATGACAAAGTTTACTCAGGACAAATCTTTTGCGGCATCACTAGACTACTTCAAGGGAGACGAGCTCGCTGCTTCCGTCTTCGTTTCAAAGTACGCTTTGCGTGATGAAGACGGAAATCTCCTCGAGAAGACACCTTCTGACATGCACCTCCGCCTCGCACGCGAGTTCGCGAGGATCGAGGCGAAATATCCTAATCCGCTTTCTGAGAAGGAGATCTTCTGCCTCCTCGCTGACGTCGATCACATCGACGCTTCTGAACGAGATGCAATGACATTGGAGCAGCTTGCGTGTGAATCACGAGGTATTGGTGCGGTTGTTCCTCAAGGCTCTCCGATGTCCGCCATGGGCAATCCATACAAGCTTCAGTCTCTATCAAATTGCTTTGTAATCGATTCCCCGCAGGATTCTTATGGCGGCATCTTATTCACAGACCAGGAGCAGGCACAGATCATGAAGCGCCGCGGCGGGGTGGGATTCGATGTCTCCACTATTCGGCCAAAAGGCATGACAACTGCAAATGCCGCAGGAACCACCGACGGCATCGGTGTCTTCATGGAGCGTTTCTCCAATACCTGTCGGGAGGTTGCTCAAGGCGGCCGCCGCGGTGCTCTGATGCTTACAATCTCAGTGATGCATCCAGAGGTAGAAACCTTCATCAACATCAAGAGGGACCTGAAGAAGGTCACAGGTGCAAACATCTCAGTTCGTCTCACGGACGAGTTTATGAATGCGGTCAAGACTGATTCCGATTTCACGCTTCGTTGGCCAGTCGAATCCTCAGTCGAAGAAGCCAGAGTCACCAAGGTCGTCAAGGCCCGTGAACTCTGGAGTCAAATCATCGATGCGGCTTGGACATCCGCCGAACCCGGCCTTCTCTTCTGGGACACAGTCAAGAAGATGACACCGACTGAAGCATATGCATCAAAGGGCTATGCAAACGTCTCCACCAATCCGTGTGCAGAACTCATCCTGAGCCCATACGACTCTTGTCGTCTCCTCCTTGTCAACCTCACGAAGTTTGTCAAGGACGCATACCTGCCAACTGCATCATTCGACCTAGAAAAGTTCAAGTCGGTCTCTGCGAAGGCTCAGAAGCTGATGGATGACCTCGTCGACCTTGAGATCGAGGCGGTCGATGCAATCCTCGCAAAGATTGAAGCGGATCCCGAGTCACCGGCCGTGAAGAGGGCCGAGATAGAGCTGTGGCAGAAGATTCGCAAGGCAGCCAGCGGTGCCCGTCGTACCGGCTTAGGAATCACAGGCATCGGCGATGCATTGGCGTCGATCAATGTCGTCTATGGATCGCAAGAATCGGTCGACAAGACTGAAGAAATCTATAGGACGCTGGCACTTTCTGCTTATCAATCGTCTGTGGACATGGCCAAAGATCGTGGTGCATTTCCGGTCTACGACTGGAAGCTGGAGCTCGACAGTCCTTTCCTCAGGCGTGTCATGGATTCGGTCGACGCAGAATTTCTTGCTGCGTGGAAGAAGCACGGTAGGCGCAATATTGCCCTTACAACAACTGCGCCTGCTGGATCAGTCTCTTGTCTCACCCAGACCACAAGTGGTATCGAACCAGCATATCTCCTTTCCTACACCCGTCGTAAGAAGATCAATCCAAACGACACGGCGTCTCGCGTCGACTTCACCGATCAGCTCGGCGACAAATGGCAGGAGTACAAGGTCTACCACCACGGCTTCAAGAAGTGGATGGATGCCACAGGAAAGACTGACGAACAGATTG